ATAAGATTGCTGATGGTACTATTATTGCAGCTGATATTGCTGATGGTTCTATTACAACTGCTAAAATTGCTGATGCTAATGTAACAAACGATAAAATTGTTTCGGTTGCAAACACAAAAATTTCTGGTAATATTACAGGCTCACAAATTGAAGCTGATGTTACATTAAACGGAACAGTTACCGCTACATCTTTTGTTGGTAGTGGAGCTAGTTTAACGGGCATTGCTGGTGGTTTCTCTAATATGGATGTATTCACCTCACCTGGAACATGGACAAACCCTGGTAGCGTGACTAAAGTTAAAGTTACTGTTGTAGGTGGTGGCGGTGGCGGCGGTGGCCGTGTAGGTACAGGTGGAGCTGGCGGTGGCACAGCAATAGAAATTATCCCTTTTCCTAGTGGTACTAATGTTCCTGTTACTGTGGGTCCAGGTGGTACAGGACAACCATCTAGTCCAGGAGGAGCGGGAAATACAGGCGGCACTTCATCATTTGGTGCTTACTGTTCAGCTACTGGTGGAGTAGGAGGTAGTGATTCTCCTCGATGGTCACCTGGTGGAGCTGGTTCAGGGGGACAACTAAATATTGGTGGCGCTGACGGCTCAATGTTTGTTTTAGGTGAAACTGGAGGTATGGGTGGTCCATCTTACTTTGGTGGAGGAGGTCAAAATGGATACACATATTGGCCTAATAGAGCTGGACAGCCAGGAAATGCTTATGGAGCAGGTGGTGGTGGATCTGGCGATCCAGGTAATACAGGTGGAGCAGGTGCCGCAGGCGTAGTAGTTGTAGAATATTAATTTTAATTTAAAAAGACCTTTCTACAAACTATATAAATATATTTGTTATTAACTTTGTGATTAAATTATGTCAAGTGAACTTATACAACATTTTGAAACAAACGGCTATGTTCATCTAAAAGATTTTTTGGATGAACAAAACTGCCAAGAACTTACACAAATCCTTAAAGATTTAGTTGAACAAGGTCAAACAACACATGACCCACAATGTCCTAAATCTCATGCTATTCATGGTAACATAACATTTGATACTTTACTCAATGATTTATTGCCTCATTTTGAAACTGCTTGTGGTAAAAAATTATATCCAACCTACTCATATGCAAGACTATATGAACCAGGTGAAACATTAACAATTCATAGTGATAGGCCTGCTTGTGAAATCTCAGCAACAGTTACATTGGGATTTGCAGGAACACCATGGTCAATTTATATGGCAGATCCAACACAAGATGAAAATGAAGCAGAACCTTATAATTCACAAGGTGATGGTGAATTTAAAAATATAAAAGCAAAAAATATTTCAGAAATTACAATGAAAGTTGGTGATGCTGTTCTTTATCGTGGTATGAAAAAATTACATTGGCGTGAAGAATTTAAAGGTGAATGGCAAGCACAAGTATTTTTGCATTATGTTGATGCTAATGGACCACACGCAGACCAAAAATATGATGGTCGTGATAATTTAGGTATTCCAAAAGGACATCAATCAAATAATATTCCACAAAGAGTTTTAACCGACTGTGCTGTATTTGAAAATCACATATCAGATGACTTTTGCAATAATCTCATAAAGACATATCCTCAAGATGACATTAAAAAAGAACCTCCAATTATTGGTGGTGGTACTGGTAATATAGATAAAAGTATTCGTGATACAGAGCGAGTATTACTTCCACAGAATATAGGAATAGGTGCAACATTAACTGCTACTGGTTTAAATGCTAATAATTATTGGTGGCAATATACAATTACTCATGCAAATCAAACTGAGTTTTTAATATATAAACCTGATGGGCACTATAACCCTCATGTAGATACATTTCATGCACACAGTAATGAAACTAGAAAATTAACAGCATTAGCGTTTTTAAATGATGACTTTGAAGGGGGTAAATTTTTCTTAAATGCAAATGGTAACTTATATTACCCACCCCAGAAAAAAGGAACAGTGTTAGTATTCCCAAGTTATATGATACATGGCGTTGAACCTGTTACAAAAGGTATAAGATATAGTGTTGTCACATGGTTAGTCGGACCATATTTTAAATAAGGATAGATAATGGATCAATTTATACAAGTATATGAAAAAGCGTTTAGTGATGAGTTTTGCAATCATGTTATAGAATATTATAATGCTGCTGAGCAAGGCGGAATGATATTAAATCGACAAGAACATGACGGCGCACCTAAGACAGAGAAGCAAGATACATCTACATACTTACCACACTTTCCATTACAGCATACAGATAAAGAACTGATGAATGAGTTTAATCGTGTGTTTTGGGGACATTGTTATAAAGAATATGCAAAACAATTTGATATATTAAATACATTTGCTGAACATAAGTCTTACACAATGAAAATACAAAAGACAGAACCCGGTCAAGGCTATCATATTTGGCATCCAGAAGTCACAAATAGAGAATCAACAAATCGTTTACTTACATGGACTGTATATCTTAACGATGAGTTTGAAGCAGGAGAAACAGAGTTTTTGTATCAACACTATAGATACAAGCCACAAAAAGGTGACTGTATTATATTTCCTACAGCATACACTCATACTCATAGAGGAAATCCACCAATAGGCGGTACTAAATATATCATCACAGGTTGGGTAGAATTTTAATAAATAATACTATCCAATTTCTTTCTTTTTATCATTCCATCAACTTTTAAATTGACTAAATAGAGTATAAAGTAAAAGTCAAGGAGAAAGAAAATCGCCGCTTACCAAGAAATAACAATTGAGCAAGGTGCGACCTTTTCAACTGTGTTATATGTTGATGATGCTCAAGGCGATGCAGTTAATCTTTCAGGTTATTCTGCTGATGCACAGTTACGCAAGTCATATTACTCCACCACAGCAAACAATTTTTCAGTATCAATTACAAATGATGCTTCTGGTGAAATCACTATGTCTATGACTGCAGCTAATACGGCTAATCTCTCTCCATCAAGATATTATTATGACTTACTCATCACCGCTGGTGATGGAACAAAAACAAGAGTGATTGAAGGTATCGCAACAGTAAGTCCTTCAGTGACACGATAAGGATTAAAATATGGCTGATATAGGTAGAGTTAGGTTAAAAGCAACTGGTCGTTCAACTATATCATCACAAAATTTTGAAGTAACACCAAATGTTAGTTTAAGTCAGGTTCAAGGCGTATCTACGACTGGTGCTGAAAATGGATATGCGTTGGTGTATAATTCATCAACAGGAAAATTTGAACCACAAGAAGTTGTTGCAACCGGTGTAGAAGTTGCATCAATTGTTGGGGGTTCTTTTTAGTTTTTACAGTTTCTATCAATGGTTGAAGTGAAGTATATCTTATATTGATTTATATTATACAAAAGATAGATTTTTTAAGGGAAAATATAAATGGCAAATACAGTAATTCAATTAAAGTATTCTGACCTTACCAATACTCCCGGCTCACTCGCCACTGGTGAAGCGGCCTATTCGAATACCTCGAATACGCTCTTTATTGGTTTAAGTGATGGGTCGATAGTAAATGTTGGTGGTGTCTATTATACCTCACAAATTGATAGTGCTACCTCGTCAAACACCGCTTCAACCATTATTAAAAGAGATGCAAATGGTAAGATTACCGGTGATTTAATCGGTAATGCTGACACAGCAACAACAGCAGATGCTTGGACAACCGCAAGAGATTTAGGTCTTGCTGGTGATGCAACAGGTAATGTAAGTATTGATGGTTCAGAAAATGAAACATTAACTGTTACATTAGCAAACTCAGGTGTAACCGCTGGTTCATATGGTGATGCAACAAATATACCACAATTTACAGTTGATGCAAAAGGTCGTGTTACAGCAGTTTCAAATGTAGCAGTATCTATTGCTTCTTCACTATCATTATCTGGTGATTCAGGTACCGATACAGTTAACCTGAACACAGGAACATTAAACTTTGCTGGTGGTGACGGTGTTACTACAACAGTAACGAATGATGATGTTTCGTTTGCGGTTGATAATACAGTTGTTAGAACAACAGGCGCACAATCAGTTCAAGACCTATCTATTACAGGTAACTTGACTGTTACAGGTGAAACAACATACGCAAATACAACCACAGTTAATCTTGGTGATAATATCATCACTCTTAATGCTGATATTCCACAAGATGCAGCTCCATCAGAAAATGCTGGTATTGAAATTGACCGTGGTACTTCTGCTAATGTATCATTACTTTGGAACGAAACATCTGACAAGTGGACATTCACTAATAACGGAAGCGATTATTTCCCTATTGCTGATGGTGATCGTTTAGATTCAGCGTTTAGTGCCGCTAATACAGCACAATCAACCGCTGATGGTGCTCAGACACACGCAGAAGCAGCCTTTACACAGGCGAATACAAACTCAACCACAGATTACACAGCCGTTTCTATTACTGCTGGTGATTATGGTAGTGAAGTTATTATTCCTGTTGTTCATTTAGAGGCAAATGGTCGTGTAAGTGCTGTAGCAAATACCGCAATAAGAGCAGGTTCTACATCTGTAACTGGTATTGTTCAATTAACTGACGCTACAAACTCTACATCAACCACAACGGCTGCTACACCAAATTCAGTTAAATCGGCCTATGATTTAGCAGATACAGCCAACACAAATGCGGCTACTGCTCAGTCAACTGCTGATGGTGCTCAAACTCATGCAGAAAGTGCTTACTCAACTGCTAATACCAATGCAAGTAATATTACCACTGCTCAGGCACACGCTGACGGTGCATTTGCAGCTGCTAATACGGCACAATCAACTGCTGATGGCGCACAAACTCATGCAGAAGGTGCCTTTACACAGGCAAACACAAACGCTAGTAACATTGTAACTGCTCAAGCACACGCTGACGGTGCATTTGACCACGCTAACGGTGCCTTTGGTGTTGCGAACACAGCACTACAAACATCTGGTGGTACCGTTTCAGGCGACTTAGCTGTTACCGGTAATCTGATTGTTTCTGGTAATACAGTAACACAAGATGTTGAAACTGTTATAGTTCAAGATTCGTTAGTTAAGTATGCAAATAACAACTTAGCTGATACTGTTGATATCGGTTTCTATGGTACCTATAACGATGGCACTCAGAAATACACAACCTTGTATAGAGATGCTTCTGATTCTGGTAAATATAAACTCTTAACAGGTGGTACAACAGAACCTGATGCAGCTAACACAGTTGATCCATCAACATTCTCAACCGCAACATTGGTTGCTAATATTGAAGGTGGTACCGTTTCTGGTCTGTCTTCTGATATCGCAGTTGCTGATGGTGGTACCGGTGCCGGCACATTCACACAAGGTGCAATTCTTATTGGTAATGGCACAAGTGCTTTACAAACACTTGCTAATTCATCCTACACATTAACAGGCTCTTTAGGTGCAAGTAAAACAATTACTGCTCTTACTGTTGATGATTATGGTAGAACAACAGCTGCTACTGCCGCTGATATTGCGATTGCCGCTTCACAAGTAACATCTGGAACATTTAGTGTATCACAAGGTGGTACTGGCGCATCAACATTAACTAACAATGGCGTTTTAATTGGTCAAGGAACAAGTGCGGTATCTGCCGTTTCTTCAGCAACTGAAGGTCATGTATTACAAGTTAATGGTTCAGGTGTTCCAACATTTGCACACTTAAATGGCGGAAGTTTTTAATTAATTATTATAAGAGGTCTATATCATGGATGATAAGCAATTTTTAAGTGCTTACAATGAAGTAATTTTAGAAAATATGAATTCAGTATTAAAACAGAATTTCATATTTCAAACTCAACTAAAGTTTGTTGAGGGTAAAGACAAGGAGATTGGCGAGTTGAAGGAACAGCTCGCCAAGTTCCAAGATTTAGAAAAGAATAATAATCTATCTAAATCAGAAACCGAAAAAAGAATGTCGGATCTTCAAAGTGAAATTAATAACTTAAAGCATCAGCTAAATAACAAAGATGATGAATTGAAAAAAGTTGCTAATACTGATGCAGAAAGACATAGATTACAAAGTGCTGTCAATTCGCAAATGAAAGAAATTGAATCACTAAAAAATAAAGTATCAAGTTTAGAAGTTGAAAAAAATAAAATTGTTGATGAAAACCACCAACAAAAAGATTACATTAACCAGATAGAAGATATGTTACCTAAAACTAAAAAGAAACAATTAGGAATTACAGAAGAATCAACACAGGAGATCAAACAACCAGAAACTAAAATAGAAGATTTATTTAAAGTAGCTTCCACTGGTGGAACTTTTTAAGTGAGATTCTAAATGGCGAATACAACAATATCAATTCGCAGTTCTGGTGATACCGGTGTTACACCCTCATTAGGCGTATTAGCAAACGGTGAGTTAGCTCTCAACTTTGCTGATGGTATTCTTTATTATAAAACTGCCTCAAACACTCTTGGTACAATTACGACCACCGAACCGGCTGGTCTAAACAAAGAGATTCAGTTTAATGATTCTGGTTCTTTTGGTTCTAATGCTGGTTTAACTTTTGACAAAACTACAGGAACATTTACTGTTCCAAGTTTAAATGTCGCCAGTGTTTATTCCTTACCAACCACAGATGGTACCAACGGTCAATTACTGACTACTGATGGTTCTGGTACGATTACATTCCAAGATGCACCTACACCTCCAGCTAATGTTTCAATTTCAACATTTAGTGGCATAGGTGATGGTTCAACAACAGAATATAATATAGGATTCAGACCACTATCAAGGGAAGCATTACTGATTACAATAGGTGGCGTTTTACAGGATCCTGATACCGCCTATACAATTGACCAAGACAATAATACGGTCACATTTACATCTGCACCATCAAATACTGCACCAATCAGTGTTGTTAGTTTATATACAAATGTCACACCAATTGGACCAGCTAATGTTATTGTATCAAACTTTATTACAACGGCAAATGGTGTTGTAGATACTTTTGATTTAGGATTTAATCCTGTATCTGCAAATAATCTAACTGTTGCTGTTGATGGTGTATTACAAACACCAACCGTTCACTATACAGTTAATACGACAGCGAATACAATTACTTTTGATTCTATTCCACCAAACAGTGCAAACATTTCTGTTGTTAGTTTATATACAAATGTTAATACCTATGTTGATGTAATTGGTTCAGCTGCCTTTGCTCATGCAAACGGTGCTTTTGATGCCGCTAATGGTGCATCAACATTAGCACAAAATGCTTATGATTATGCAAATACAATTATCAGTGACACACAAGTTGATCCATATGCACGAGCACACGCAAACGGTGCCTTTGATACTGCAAATACAAACGCTACAACAGATTTTACTAATGTATCTATAACTGCTGGTGATTATGGTAGTGCTGTCATTATTCCAGTCGTTCATTTAGAAGCCAATGGTCGAGTAAGTTCAGTAACAAACACATCAATAACTTCAGGTACAACATCCGATGCTGGTATTGTTCAACTCACCGATGCTACTAACTCAACATCAACAACAACAGCTGCAACTCCAAATTCTGTAAAATCTGCTTACGATTTAGCAGATACGGCTAATACCAATGCGGCCACAGCCCAATCAACGGCAGATGGAGCTCAAACTCATGCTGAAGGTGCTTTTACTCAGGCGAATACTAATTCCACAACCGATTACACAGCTGTTTCTATTACTGCTGGTGATTATGGTAGCGAAGTTATTATTCCTGTCGTTCATCTTGAAGCAAATGGTAGAGTAAGCGCTGTAGCAAATACAAGTGTTCGTGCTGGTTCTACATCTGTAACTGGTATCGTTCAGCTTACCGATGCAACAAATTCTACCTCAACAACCACAGCAGCTACACCTAATGCTGTTAAGTCCGCCTATGATTTAGCAGATACAGCCAACACAAATGCGGCTACTGCTCAATCCACAGCAGACGGAGCCCAAACTCACGCTGAAGGTGCCTTTACACAAGCAAACACAAATGCTTCAAATATAACAACGGCACAAAATACCGCTGACGGAGCCCAAACTCACGCTGAAGGTGCCTTTACACAGGCAAACACTAATGCAAGTTCAATTACAACAACAAATTCAAGGTTAGACAGTGCATTTGGTCATGCTAACGGTGCCTTTGATGCAGCTAATACCAAGTTTGCAAGTGCTGGTGGTACAATCTCAGGCGACACAACAATTACTGGTAATCTTACTGTTGTTGGCGAAACAGTATATGCAAATACAACAACGGCTTTAATTGCTGATAATATACTTACAGTTAATGCAGCTATTGACCAAGCATCTGCACCAGCATCAAATGCTGGTTTAGAAGTTGATAGAGGTTCATCAGCCAATGTATCATTATTGTGGAATGAAACTGACGATAAATGGACTTTCACTAACGATGGTTCAAACTATTCACCAATTGCAGATGCAGATAGATTAGATTCAGCATTTGGTGCCGCTAACACAGCCCAATCGACTGCTGATGGTGCTCAAACTCATGCTGAGGGTGCCTTTACACAAGCAAACACAAACGCATCAGATATAACAACAACAAATGGTAGATTAGATTCAGCATATACTCAGGCGAATACTGCAACAAGTGACGCTTCAGCTGCACAAACACACGCTGAAGGCGCCTTTACACAAGCAAATACAAATGCAACAAATATAACCACTGCTCAGGCACACGCTGATGGTTCTTTTGACCATGCAAACGGTGCATTTAGTGCCGCCAATACAGCATCAACAAGTGATTATACAAATGTATCAGTAACACCAGGAACTTATGGCAATTCAACAGCAATACCATCTGTAACTGTTGAAGCAAATGGTAGAATTTCTTCTGTAACAACACAAGCATTTAGTGCCGCTACTGTTGGTGATATTTTAGCACTTTCAATAGCGTTAGGATAAAAGGTATAAATAGTCCATTATGGCAAAACCAGCAACCAGACAACAATTTAAAGATTACTGCTTACGAAGACTAGGTCATCCTGTCATTGAAATTAATGTGGATGATGACCAAGTAGAAGACCGTATAGACGATTCATTACAATTTTTCCATGACTATCACTTTGATGGTACTGAAAAAATATACATGAAACATCAAATTACTCAAGCAGACATTGATAGAAGATGGATTTATTGTCCAGACCCCGTCATATTTGTAACCAGTGTTATGCCGTTTGATGATTCTAATTCATCAATCAATATGTTTGATTTAAGATATCAATTAAGATTACATGACTTGTATGACTTTACATCTGTATCTTATGTGTCTTATGAAATTACTATGCAACATATTTCAACATTAAACTTATTATTCTCTGGTAAACCACAATACAGATTCAATCGTCATCAAAATAAATTATTCTTAGATATTGATTGGACAAGAGATGTTCAGCCAGGAGAGTATGTTGTTGTTGAATGTTATCGTGCAATGCAACCAGAAACCATTAATTTGACAGGAACACTTACTGGAACTACATCATCTAATGTATTGACTGGAACAGCAACAACCTTTGATGCAGAAGTTTTAGAAAACGACATCATTACTCTTTCAGATGGACAAGAAGTTCAAATTAAAAAAATTAATTCACCAACAGAAATACAAATTGTTGGTAGTTTAAGCGCTAATATTTCAGGCGTTACGATGTCCAAAGCTGGTACATCTGATGTTTGGAATGATAGATTCTTAAAACAATACGGGACAGCAAAAATTAAATACCAATGGGGTTCTAATTTAAGCAAGTTTGCTGGAATACAAATGCCAGGTGGCGTAACTTTAGACGGACCAAGAATAATGGAAGAGGCGCAAAGAGAAATAGATAAGATTGAAGAAGAAATGCAATCTTACAATGTGCTTCCATCAGAGATGTTCTATGGGTAAATAATGAATGGCAACCAATCTTTATTTCAATCACTTTCCGAAGAACATAACTTCTGAACAACTTTTAGTTGAAGATTTAGTTATTGAATCACTGAAGATGTATGGCATGGATGTATTCTATATGCCACGCACCACAAGAGACCAGGTTGATTATCTTTACGGTGAAGACCCACTCAAACAATATGTGTCTGCTTTTCCACTTGAAATGTATTTGGAAAATATTACAGGTATGGACGGTGAAGGTGATTTTATTTCTAAATTTGGTTTAGAGATAAGAGATGAAATATCTTTATTGGTTTCTCGCAGAAGATTTCAAGCAACAGCTAATCAAACAAGACCAAATGAAGGTGATTTGATTTATGTTCCTGTTGTAAACGGTTTCTTTGAAATCACATTTGTTGAACACGAAGATAATCAAGCCATGTATCACACATTAGGTCGTGGTCGTGGTGGTAATGTTTATCTTTACGCATTAAAACTTAAACAGTTTGTATTCAGTAATGAAATTATTGAAACGGGTGTGGGTGAAATTGATAATGATATCCGTGATTACTATCCAAGAACAAAACTTACTGTTTCAAATATGCACACAGGTAAGTTTGTTAATGATGAGATTGTGTATCAAGGTACCGATTTAGCAAATGCAACCGCACAAGCGATTGTTTATGACTTTGTTCCAAATACACACATTGATATTTACAGAGTTCAAGGAACATTTACATCAGCTAATGTCATTGGTAACACTTCTAGTTCAATTGCAACCATATCTACTGCTAATGGTGATGCTTATATTAGTTCATCATTTGAAGATATTCAGGACAATGTAAGAATTGAAAGTGAATCTGATTCTATTATTGACTTTACAGAAACAAATCCATTTGGTGAACCATAATGTTAGGTAATTCACATTTTTATAATCGAACAATACGAAAAGTTGTTGTTGCTTTTGGCACAATGTTCAATGATATTGTATTGAAAAGATACACAGCTGATGGCACAGAATCAAAAGAATCATGGAAAGTTCCATTATCATATGGTGCAAAAGAAAAGTATCTAACAAGAATTACATCTGACCCAACATTAACTAAATCAGTTCAAACTGTTGTGCCTCGTATTTCATTTGACTTAACAGGAATGTCATATGATTCAAGTAGAAAACAATTATCTACTTTACAAAACTTTTCTGCCAATACAAATACTGCCATAAGAACACAATATGTTCCTGTTCCATATAATTTTGAATTCTCTGTTTCTATCTTTGTTAGAAACCAAGAAGATGGAACACAGATACTTGAACAAATATTACCGTTCTTTACACCAGACTTTAATGTGACTGTTGATTTTATTTCACAGATGGATCAACATTATGATATGCCGGTGATACTTGATTCAGTAACACCGAGTGTTGAGTATGAGGGTGATAACACAACAACTCGATTGATTATATGGGATTTAACCTTTACTGCAAAGGGATATATTTGGCCACCAGTTAAAGAAAGTAAATATATTCGCCAAGCAAATACAAATTTATACATCGAAACAGCTAGTCGAACCTCACAAAAAGTTTATGTAGATTATGCAAATGGTGCTGGTTATTTTGATGATGAAGAAACCATATTTGTTACAACAAACACCAATGGTGATACAAGAGATATTACTGGAGACTTAGCATATTTTAGTAATTCGAATACCGGTATCATCGTGGTAAACAATCTAAATAAACTAATTGAAGCAAATGATATTATTGTGGGTGCAACATCTAACGCAAGTTATAATGTTTCTAGTGTTGATAGCGAACCATTAAAAACAGTAATCATCATTACAACTCCAGATCCAACTTCAGCTAATGCTGAAGATGATTTTGGATTTACTGAAACAATTACAGAATGGCCATTTACATAATGAGTAATTTAGAGAAAAAATTATCTGAAACTTTAAATGTTGAGATTGAAAAAGAAGAAGAACTTAATAATCTTCCTGTTGTCGAATCTAAAAATGAGATAACACCAATTGAACAGGCAGCTAACGAAGATACAGAATTTGCTCGTGATAACATTAAAAATCTAATTAACAAAGGTAGTATCGCACTCGATAATCTTTTACAGGTGGCTCGTGAATCTGAACATCCTAGAGCATATGAAGTAGCTGCAACAATGATTAAAAATCTATCAGATTCCAATAAAGATTTGTTAGATTTGCAAAAAAAGAAGAAAGATTTATCTCCTAACAATGGTAATATTGTAGGAAATACAAAAAATATGAACATTGACAAGGCGGTTTTTGTAGGATCTACAACAGAACTTGTCAAATTTTTGAAGAACAAACAGGAAGAATAAATACTTCTAAAAGGTATTAATATGGAAACTTTAAGAGAATTGATGAAGAAAGTGTTAGCTGATACATTTGCTATGTATTTGAAAGCCCATAATTATCACTGGAATGTAGAAGGCGCTAACTTTCCTCAATATCACGAATTTTTTGGAAACTTATACGAAGAATTGTATCAAGCTGTCGATGTAGCGGCTGAACAAATACGAGCATTAGATTCATATGCACCTGGTTCATTTTCACGCTTTGCTGAACTAACAGATATTGAAGATGAATTAAATGTGCCAATAGGCATCGAAATGGCAAAACGATTACAAGAAGACAATGAAATTGTTTTAACGACATTAAATATGGCATTCAAGTTAGCAGAACAATTTGATAAACAAGGTCTAATGGACTTTTTAGCAGGAAGAATTGACGCTCACAACAAACATGGTTGGATGCTTCGTAGCATAACTAAAAATACTTAACGATGGAAGGTTATCTTGGTAATGAACGGCTCAAAAGGGTCGGTGTTGAATTAACTTATACAGTTGACCAAGTAGAAGAAATTCTCAAGTGTCAAAATGATCCTGTATATTTTATTAGAAACTATGTAAAAATTGTGAATGTGGACAAAGGTCTTGTGCCTTTTGATATGTGGCCGTTTCAAGAGGAAATGGTCAATTCATTCCACACTAATCGATTTAATATTGCTAAAATGCCACGACAGTGTGGTAAAACAACAACCTCTGTGGGTTATATGCTCTGGTCGGTGTTGTTTAATGAAGAATATACAGTAGGTATTCTTGCTAACAAAGGTTCACTAGCAAGAGAAATTTTAGGTCGAATACAAAAGGCCTATGAATACTTACCTTTATGGTTACAACAAGGCATTGTAGTTTGGAATAAAGGTAATATAGAATTAGAAAATGGTTCTAAGATATTTGCCTATGCAACATCAGCATCTGGTGTTCGAGGCGGTTCTTATAACTTGGTGTTTTTGGACGAATTTGCTTTCGTTCAACACAATATGGCTTTAGACTTTTTCCAGTCAACATATCCTGTGATATCGTCTGGACAAACAACTAAAGTAATTATTGTTTCGACACCAAACGGATTAAATTTATTTTATAAGATGTGGGTCGATGCTGAAGAAGGCCGATCCGATTATAAACCACTTGAGATCCACTGGTCAGATGTACCAGGTCGTGATGAAAGGTGGAAAGAAGAAACAATACGAAACACAAGTGAAGAACAATTTCGTGTTGAGTTTGAAACAGAGTTTGTAGGTTCTTCTGCTACACTCATTTCAGGAGTGAAGTTAAGAAGTTTGGCATTTAGAAATCCAATCCGTCACGATGATGGGTTGGATATCTATGAAGAACCTAAAGCAGGACATCTGTATATTATGGCTGTTGATTGTGCTGAGGGTGTGAATATGGACTATTCAGCCATCAATGTTGTTGATGTAACACAGACGCCATATAGACAGGTTGCAAAATACCGAAACAATCAGTTACCGTTGATGTTTTATCCAACGATAATTTATAAAATCGGTACAATGTATAATGAGGCATTTGCCTTAATTGAAACAAATAACATAGGTCAACAAGTTGTAGATATTCTACATTATGACCTAGAGTATGAAAACATTTATAAGTTAGACCATCATCATATTAAAGGTCAAACGATTTCGGGTGGATTTAAAAGAAACTCTAACTTTGGTATCAAAACCACGAAATCTGTTAAAAAGATTGGTTGTGCTAACTTAAAAACATTAGTTGAAAATGATAAACTAATTATAAATGATTTTGATACGATTGCTGAATTGAATACTTTTGCTCGTGTAAGAGATAGTTATGCGGCTGAAGAAGGCAATCATGATGATTTAGTGATGGGTTTAGTTCTATTTGGATGGTTAACAGCTCAACAGATGTTCAAGGAAGAAACGGACATTGATGTGAGAAAACAGTTATTAAAAGAACAAAATATGTTAATAGATGAAGAACTAACACCTGTTGGTGTATTTGATGATGGTCGGAAAGAAGAAGTTGAAATCGATTCTGGAGATGTGTGGTCAAACAGTGGCCTGGCAGATAGATATCCACCTTCAACTTTCTAAAAAACTAAATAGAGTATAAATTAAAAAAAGAATTCGACCCATTTATTAAAGGAGTAAATCCATGGCATTTCAGCTCTCACCGGGTGTAAATGTATCAGAAATTGATCTGACTACAATTGTACCTTCCGTTGCCACCTCGATTGGCGCTTTTGCTGGAAGTTTTGCTTGGGGTCCAGTTGGTGAAATAATTACCGTTTCTGACGAGGTTCGCCTTGTTGATAGATTTGGTAAACCTAGCACAAATAATTATGAATACTGGTTCTCTGCGGCTAACTTTTTAGCATATTCGAACAACTTAAAGGTTGTCCGTGCTTACGGAGCAGATACTTACACTGCTACTGCAAACGGATCACCAAATGTAATCATTAAAAATGATGATGACTGGGAAGCAAACTGGTCTGGAGGCGCAAACACTTACGGTGAATTCGCAGCCAGATATGCAGGTACTTTAGGTAATTCACTTAAAGTTTCTGTGGCAGATGCTAACACCTATTCAACATGGACATATGCAACACAATTTACAGACACACCAGGTACATCAACATATGTATCTAATGCTGGTGGTTCTAATGATGAACTTCATGTTATCGTTATCGATGAAGATGGTTTAATCTCAGGAACTCAAGGTACAGTATTAGAAAAATATGGTTTTGTATCTAAAGCATCAGATGCTAAAGATGATTCAGGTAATACAAATTACTACAAAAATGTAATTGGTAATAAATCAAAATACATTCACTGGATGTCACACGCAGATGATGGTACCAATTGGGGTTCTGCCGCTTCTGGTACAACATATGCAAACTTAACAGCTAATGTAACAGTTTCACTTACCGCTGGTGCAGATGGTACAATCTCAACTGCTAATGTGGTAACTGCATACGATACATTTGACAATGCTGATTCAGTAGACATTAACTTAGTTGTTTCTGGTCCTTCTAACCAAACAATTGCAGATAGCTTAATCACCATGTGTGAAACAAGAAAAGATTGTGTTGTATTCTTATCACCTGAAAAAGCAGATGTAGTTGACAATGCTGGTTCTGAAACAACAGATGTTAAAGCATACAGAGACACATTAACATCAACATCATATGCTGTGTTAGATTCAAACTGGAAATATCAATACGACAAATACAACGATGTATATCGTTGGGTCCCATGTAACGGTGATATTGCTGGTTTAGCGGCAAGAACTGACCTCGAAAGAGATCCTTGGTTCTCACCTGCTGGTCCTAACAGAGGTATTATGAGAAACACATTGAAACTTGCTTGGAATCCAACAAAAACAAACAGAGATGACCTCTATGTTAAAGGTATCAATCCTGTTGTTACATTCCAAGGCGAAGGTACACAATTATTTGGCGACAAAACACTACAATCTAAACCATCAGCGTTTGACCGTATCAATGTTCGCCGCTTATTCATTATATTAGAGAAAGCAATTGCTCGTGCAGCTAGATTCTCATTGTTTGAATTCAACGACCAATTCACAAGAGCGCAGTTTGTGAACTTAGTTGAACCATACTTAAGAGACATTCAAGGTCGCCGTGGTATCACTGACTTCCGTGTTGTGTGTGATGAATCAAATAACACAGGTGAAGTAATTGATAGAAACGAATTTATCGGTGACATTTACATCAAACCTGCTCGTTCAATTAACTTTATTCAACTTAACTTTGTCGCAGTGAGAACAGGTGTTTCATTTGACGAAGTGGTTGGACAGTTCTAATAAATAGAGAAAACAGGAGAAAATAAATGGCATTTAATGTAAACGAATTTAGAAGTCAAATGGTTGGAGACGGTGCCCGTCCTAATCTGTTTGAAGTTTCTATGCCGTTCCCTGCGTTCTCTGGACCAGGAAACGCACAAACAAAACTTACATTCATGTGTAAAACTGCACAGTTACCAGGCGCTACGCT